CAAGTCCATTGAAACTAAAGCTTAAAAAGTCTCCTTTCATCCCCATTTTAATTTCTCCTTTTGGTTAATAAAAAACCACTTAATCTCTTAAATTAAGTGGTTTTCTTTATCGTTATCTTCACTTATTCAGTTAATTCATCTTTCGGTAATTCTGTCGTACATCAAATACAGTAGACCAGTCTGAGTTGTTTTGTTCAACCCAAGCACCATTTACTTTCACATATATCTTACTAAACTCTTGCCACTGCCCATTTACTTTTACATAAATTTTATGACTGGCCGCGCTTGTACATACGACAGAAATTGTATGTGCCGCAGTTATATTTGTAAGATTATAAGTATAGTTAGCAACTGGATTACCAGACTTATCAGTTCCACTTTCATATTCAAGTGAAGAAGTTCTATCTACATTATTATCTCGTAACGTAACTGTCGCATTCGCATCATCAGGTACAATTCTTAACATATAAGAATCACCTTCAAGTTTTACAACCTGTCCATCTGGATAAAGACGAGAATTAGTTCCGCTTGAAGTAATAAAGTAATAACTTACATTACCAAATATGAAAATTAAACTGTGATTTTGATTGACATTTGTTAATGTATATGTATAATCTCCACCTGCACTAGTGGCTTCTACACTTAAAACCTTCCATTGAAGATTATCGTTTCCAGAATTAGAAGCATCGTCCTTGCCGTACTTTACATCAATAAAGTGGGTGCCAGATGGAACTTGATAAGTTACTGTTTGTGCATTTTGGCTATTAGAACATTTTGCAATTTGATAGTTACTTGTTGAATCTGAAGGAGTAGAACCACCAGATGATGCCGTTAATCCATCAGTTGCAACTGCTGTATCTAACTTACCAAACATACCATAGTCATAATCTGCTTCCGCATAGTTGATATATTGAATTGTAACTAGACAGTCACTTTCAAAATCCATATTGATACGGCCGACTGATGCAGATTTATTAACACCATCATTTGTGGATACATAATAACCTGTTGAACTATTTAAATTAAATCCGTAGCTTGCGCCGCTAACTTGTGTATCAATTGTATATGTATTCGTTGGTGTGCCGCCCACTAATTGACTTGTTATATCAACTCCATTATCTAAAGCTAACGTAAGTTGAGGGTCAGTCGGACTAATTGTAATTACCTGTGTTGTTCCCTCTTGAACACGAGTTGTTCCACTACCTGGACTAGTAGTTGCATTGATAGAAGAAATTGTAATTGGATAGTAAGTATACTCAGGGTCTTCTTCTGGTGGAATATAAGGCCCCGAGGTATCAACTATGATTACGTGGTCTACAGATACATTTGATAATGTATATTCATAATAATATAAATCACCAGATGATGGCACAGTATATGTTACTGACCAAGTAATACCAAGAACAAGACCACCATAGTAACCAATTGTAAATCCAACTCTTGCATCCTCACGCAACTCAGCCGTTGTCCAAGTACCTGGACTAATAGTTACTGTGTGAGCCGAAGAGGAAGTAAATTCTGTTTGTGTACCTTTAGCAGTAGTACCATGATATGTGTTTAATTCAGCGACTTCATTAGATTGATAGCTATTTTCTAAGTGTCCTCTAACTTGTACACTCATTGAACTAATCGTCGCATTTTCAGGTATTTCGGTAAAATCAAAATGGTAATAAATTGTAGCTGTTGAACCACTAGAACTACAATAGTCGTTACCAGTTTGAGTTGAAGGATTGTCTACCGTATGTCCTACTGCAGATGTGTAACGAGTACCACTAATAGAACCAGAGGTTGTATAAGATGCTGGTGCTTGTTCGGTGGTTCCGCCAGTATCTACCTCTTTTCTAACTAATTGATTAGTTACATCAACATCATTATCAGTTACTTGAATATCATCAAGACTATTAGCATGGATTGTTACTGTAGCAGAATTACCAGCAATTATATCTTGTGTAGACGGTTCAACTTCTACTTCTGATAGGTTACTTGTAATAGCAACGATATACGCGGTTCCTTGGAATGTATATTCTACTGTTAAAACCGCACCAAAAAATCTTATAGAATAAGATGTAGAAGAAGTACTTCTTGAACCTCTTGTAGCTCTAAACCTAATTTTTGCATTTTGAAGCTCTGCGCGCGTCCATGTACCGGCGGTAAGGTCAAAATAAGTCGCAGTTGTAGTCGCAACACTTGTTTGTGAACCCTTTGTAGTTGTGCCAGTACATAATTGTAAATAAGCACTACTAATATAGTTAGAAGATGTTGATGACCGCGCTGCCCTTGCACGACACTCTACTGAATTAATAGTCGCGCCCTCTGGTATACCACTGCAATCGAAATTATAGTATACATTAGTGACTGCACTAGAACCTGTTGCAAGTACAAAACCCGCATATGTACCCGTTCCATCACCAAGACCATTTTCAGCGGGATATCCACTAACCTCAGAATAGTAATTTGAATTGGCTTCATCGAAGCTTACTACGTTAGAGGTATATGTGTCTTGAACATTGATAATTTTTGACATATATTACCTCCTATTCTTGTAAGTAGATGTCTCCGTTTTGACCTAATGAAGAGGCCGGCGCGGAACTACCTGTATAGTATGATTGAACTACTACGCTTCCTTGAACTCCGAAAATATTTGCGGTTGAGATTATGTTTGATGCGACTAGGTCGGCATCTCCCACAATTGTTTGCGTGCCAGTTAAGTAGGTGCCAGCCGCAATTGTTTGATTTGTAGTAGTCGGTGTAATCGTCGCCGCAGCCTTCGTAGTAACTGAAGCAGTTAGTGAAACACTTGAATTACCCGCTGTACCCGCGCTGATGTAGCCTGCGCTGACTGTTGGTGTGACTGAAACAGTTTTTGTAAGTGTCAATGTGTTTGTGCCTGTACTTATACTCGCGGCAGTGCCACTAATTGAAGCTGGTGCTGTTGCAGAACCAGACGCAACGGATTTGGTAACTTGATTTGCATAATATCCCTCGGGCACTGTAACTGTCGCACCAGATGTTGTTAATCCACTATTATCATAAAAATAAGATTTATCCGAATATAAATATACCCTTACTGTTCCCAAGACTTGTTGTCCACTTGCAACATACCCCCCAACTGAATTACCAGCAGTACGTACGTCAACATCTGCAATAAAGGTTAACTTATTGTTAGTGCTTGCAACGCCCGGTTCATTATTTGTTATACTATTAAAAGTTAGGCTCGCATTATCAATTGCTTTACTAGCGGCTGTGCTATAATAACCAGCTGGTACAGAGACAGTTGCGCCAGAAACAGTAACATCATTACTATCATGCCGAGTAATTCCTGAACCTACATAAGTTGAACTTATAGCTTTTACAGTGACAGTTTTTAAATAATATCCTTCAGTGCGAGGCACTATGGTTTCGGTTTCAGTAGGGTTAACTATTCTATTCTCACATGGAATCGCGCCAACGCTAACTGGTTTATACCCATCAACGGTCGACGCATTAAAAGTCTGAGCTAACTCGCTTGGTGTCACACTTAATGACTCTATCGTCGCAGCACCCGCGCTTGTATCAGTCAGTATGACGTCCCCTTCCATATATTTACCAGCCGTTTTAAGCGTTTTCGTTGCGTTTGAAACGGTGGTTAGTGTATTTCCTTTATATTTAACTGTTGTACTCATTTATTCCACCGTCCCGTCGTATATTGGTAAAGTAGCCATTGTAAGATAGCCACCTGTGTTTGTTGAACTATAGACTTGAGGTATATCAGAAGTTAAAGCAACTATACCATCTTTATTTGGAAATTCAATATTTCTAATTACAGTCGGCGCACCAGCAGTAATTCTTATAGCATAAGCGGTTGAACCATATAATTCTAATGTTCCTCGTTTATTTTTAGCTGTGGTAGCTGTTTTATTATTTCCTAGCGTCAACTTAGCATTACCAACATCACTTGTAGTACCATTATAATTATAATATTGAAAACCATCGTTATCATAAGATTTTTTCCCAGCTGTTGTGGTATCTTGAGTTAAAATTGGATAATAATATACTGGACTAGAAGCAAGTGATAATCCTAGTTTCTCATCCGTATAACTCGTAATAAAACCACTATCATTCGTCAACTCACTTGTCTTTGTTGGTACTGTAATTCCGCCGACTGCACTATCAACATAAGCTTTATTGGCTGCATCAGAATCAGTAATTGGAGACTTAACATTTCGTAATAAAATTGCATTGCTACTTCCAACGCGAAAACTAATTCCATAATATGTAGTATCATAATTGCTTTGATAATAATGAGTTCCTTTTATACCTATAGTTTTACCATCGTGTATAAAAAGCAATTCATTATCACCCATAGTCAAGTTACCAGTCATGGTATCACCAGATTTATTAACTTTTCCATTCCAATTACTTATATCTGTCGCACTAATTCCTGCTGCTGGACTCGCACTAAATACAGGGTCAGTTTCTGTATAGGATGAAATAAAACCGCTATCATTTGTAAGGTCTGAAACTTTTGTTGGTACTGTTGGGATATCGGAAGTTAAAGCAATTGTACCAGACTGATTTGGCAAAATTAATCCATAACTACTATTCATAATTGATGGTGGTTGTAGTTGTAAATAGTTCGCTCCTGAACCATAAATAGTTAAAATACCTCGTCTTCTATTACTACCAGAAGATAAATTATTACCTAAAATCAATTCTACGCCATTAGGATTTAATGCACTATTCCACTTATATTGTAATCCTTTAGCATCATAATATTTAGTAGTAGCATTAGTCGTATCAGACCCTAACAATAAATAATAATTTGTATCTGCTGTTATTGCATTAGTAACAAGTTTCTCATCAGTACTGCTTTTTCCATTCCAATTCGTTATATCTGTACTCGTAATCCCACTCGCAGCACTTGCACTAAAAACTGGGTCTGTCTCTGTATCAATCGCGCCGACGTCAGATGCGCTTAACGTTATATTACTTGTTAAAGCTTTTCCATTAATCGTCCTACTCGTAGGTACATATCCGCTCAAGTCAATCGCCGTACCTAACTCCTGCCATGCACTTCCGTCCCATGCCCATTCTGCGCCGGTATCTGTGAGGTGCCATACGTCACCAGTTGTATTACCGGTAGATGGAAGGGCTGCGTAGTTTGCCTTTGTACCTTTATATGTCATTACAGAGGCGATGTCAGAGGCAGTTAAGTAGCCGGAATCGTTTGTGAAAGAGGATATGTTTGTTGGGATTGAAGGGATATCATCTAATAATGCTACGGTTCCACTCTTGTTCGGAAGAGTTATTGTATTCGACTGTCCATTATTAGAAGGTACAATAGTAGTATAATAAGTGTTCTTGGTTAATCGAAGCTGTCCATTCCGAGAACCAGACATAGTACTCTTACCTATTGTTAAAGATATATTGCTATCTGTTATAGTAGAATATAATCCACTATATCTTAATTTTGTTTGAGCATCAGTAGAATCAGAAGTAAGTATCGGATAATAAGTACCATTATCACTTGTTAGATTAACTTTTAACTTTTCATCAGTAATAACCGTATCACTCGGCAACGCGCCGACTTCAGAAGCCGTATAGGTTGGTTTTGTGGCGGCTTTCGCCCAAGCTGGTACAGTTGGGTCGGTTTCAGAAGTTATAAAACCACTATCATTGGTAAGTTGACTTGTAGAGGTTGGAATTTGACTTTCCAAATAATCTTGAAAGCTTGCAAGCAAATTAAAATCCATTAGTCCAATAGTTTGTGTTTTTCCAGCTACTGGTATATTGACAACTCCATTGTTAACCGCTAGACTTGTTCCATTAGCCTTAATTCCCGTAACTCCAACATCGATTGCACCAATCTCTTGCACAACTCTCTCGTCAACGTAGTCCACGACCGCCTTACTTGTTGGAAAATTCGTCGAATCTGTTCCAATTGCCGTTTCTCCCACGACAATTTCACCGACTCTCGAAACTGGAATTGAGTAGTCGATTCTATTTTCTATATATTGGGCTGTTATATAGCCACTTTTTTCATCTACTAAGTCGAACGTATCACCGTTCGGCAATTTAATTTGACTAACATCAGCCATATTATTAACTCCTTTAATTTATTTGAAATACGTATACTGCGCGCGCGGTCGCTTATGGGCGTGCAAGAACGGCCGTCGATGGATGTGCAAGGACGGCCGCGTGCAGTGTGCGTAGAGATTTGTAAGTTTATTTAACTTCCGAATATTCTGGATAACCATTAGAAGATGATGAGGCATAAGTATTCGTATCAGTCCGTACGTAATAATCTTCTAAACCATTCCGTAAAACTGCACTTATTAATTCCTTACTAGTATTATTAGTGCCAAAAAATGCAATCAAATAACAATTCGGAAACGCATCATAAATCTCTTGCCATGTCTTGTCCAACGTCCCCTCTGTATCCGTTACAACTAAAACCTGTCCACTACCAGCATCCTCAATACCCTGTTCCATTCTATTCAAATCAACGGCGCCGACAACATTGCCAGTCGCCCATGTACGTTTTGTATATGACATTTATTTGTTCTCCCTTTATAATATTGATGAATCTGATGTGGTTATGGTGCAATCGCCGGTGATATCATATATATAACCATCAACAGAAATGTTGCCACTTGTTGATTCAATAGAGAACATATTGTCCCTGCTGTCAAAATATGCATGTCCATCAAATAAAGCAATCTTTACTGTAGTCGTTCCACTTTCAGGAATAATCCCTTGAACTGCACTATGAATACCTCTTTTATAAACACCTTTGCCAAACGAAAAATCTTCTTCTAATACAATAGGCGCGATAAAACCATATCCGCCATCCGTATTATTTACTATCGTCACTTCAGCTATACTAAAATCGCTAGCATTAGCAATACCTTGCTCAATATTATTCAATGCTGTCGCAGTAACGGTATTTCCATTCGCCCAAATCGTCGGCGTATATTCTTCTGTCAATGTACTAACTCCTCTCTCAATTGAACTCAAATTAGCGGCAGTGACTATATCGCCACTACTCCAACTTCTTCCGTTTTGAGTAGCCATAATTGATTACCCCTTTGTAACATTAACATCAGTTGTATTCTTAAGAACCGTAACTGAATCTTTACTGTTCCACTGTGTATTCGCACCACTAGCGCTACCACTTATATACTTCGTAGTCGGACTTGCGTAACCCGTCACAGCCGCAACTGTATCTCCAACAGCCACGTCCGTAACCACATCCGCGCCGCTGCCACTAGCTGTAACTGCTCCAGTTGCAACCGTTGTCGCACTAGCTGCAGCAGTAGGTACTGTAATGGTTCCCGGCTCATTAGCTGAATAAGTAGTCTGTGTAGCTGGTATAGCCGCACCAAATGTCAAAACTTTATTTGTAACGCTAACTCCTTTAAGCCAATCTGTATTTGTTGTACTTGCGGTCGCGCCACCTGTTGCCGTAGTCTGACTTGTTCTTCCTTGTACCACGCTTGGAGTTGTACTTCCGCTAACTCCCGTAACTGTGGTAGTTGCAAGTTTCTTTGTAGTGGGTGTAACTGAACTAGCCACATTAGACGTACTAGGCGTACCAAGCTCGGTAATAACACCCACTCTACCAGTAGCACTCGCGCTCTCTGCGGTCAACGTAATCGTAGGTTGGGTAATTGTAAAAGTTGCATCAGTACCAATTACCGTATCTGTCTGCTTTGTAAGCGATACATCAGTAACAAGGTCACTTAATTCAGCTTGTGTATTACCAATAAGTTCCCAAGTCTTTTCACCAGTGTTACCTACCGGTACATATTCATCATACACATCATGGTCTGTCTGTGTAGCAGACTTAACTAAATAAAACGCACCAGGAGTCGCATTGTTCGCATCAAGTGTACCAGTATAAGTCTGTCCACCATACTCAACAGTAACTCCTGCTGGTATATTACCTACGGCCGGCTCAGATGTGCCATCCCAGCCAACATTATAAGATACGCCGCCCGCGATGGTTTGACTTAAAGTTTCAACAACATCTCTAATCTCACGGTCTGCAATCCAATAACTATTACCAGAAGGCAACGTAATCTTCTCAATAACCGGAGTATTGTTATCTACATATGCCATTTTAAATCTCTCCTTTAATTTCTATTTAATACCAACGCGCCGTCGACTAGCTCGGCCGCATCGTTAACATTCAACTTATTGTTCCAGAAAAGTCTATCAGCAACAGATACATGAATGTCTGGATTGTCGATATGTTCCATAATCTTATCTCTCAAATCCTCATTAACAAATGGTAAATCCTGTACATAAGCCATTCCATCGCCAATTTTCAATCCAGGTATCTGTACTTGCTTAACTTCTCCATCAATCTCTTTTTCAATTGACTTATAATCATTATAAATTATAAGTTCACCCTCTAAAGGAATAAAACCCAACGCTTCATTCCAATGTTGGGTTGTGTCTCTTTTTAATTGAATTCTTGTATTAACTGTCGCACCCATACCACACCCCCTATATATTTGTGGTACTAGTGCCACAATCTAAAATCAAATCATCAAGTGAAATTACTCTATCTTCAATTACAATTCCATTACCTGCTTGATAAGAAACTCCGCTTACAATCTTCGGAATACCAATTGCTGCATCAACAGTTTTAGCAGCTTGAATTTTACCTTTAATCTTCACTGGGCCGCTAATTGTCGCCCTCAAATATGTCGATTCTAATACTTCCTTACCCATCAACATACCTCTTTATCCACGGTGAAATCACCCAGAATAATAGTAGACACATGTCCACTCGCATCGGTGAATTCAACGTCATATTTATACGTTCTAAACGCAAGCTCCTTAGTATCCGAAGGTTCAATTTCTAATAAGCAAGTATCCAATGGAATTTCTTTAACTAGAATAGTGTCTCTACCCCAGTTTTTACCCAAAGCAAAACGAAGCCTGTCTCCCTCCTGAGGAGTATAAGGTTCGCCCTCAATATCCTCAAGAGCAATAACAAACATCGCTGTATCGCCTCTTGTTAGCGTGATATTTTGCTCCTCATCAATGTAAAGCATCGCCGCCTCCTATTTCTCTTGCTCTCTCTCTTTTTTATACTTTAAAAAGTCATGATTTTCAATACAATCTTGATAAGCATCTTTAATCGTCTCAATAGCCATCACAGCTTTATTATTCTTAAATTCCGGATGGTTAGCACAATAAAATTCATACTTATCAATGTCCTCAAGAATTTCATCATAGTGTTCTTTAGAATGACCTTGCTCATAAAGCACTTCATCGCTGAATCGTAAAATACGTCTGCGCGCCTCGTTCACTCTTTCCTCTTCTGTCTTTTTCATATGAGCAGTTAAAGAAGCATCAACTTTTTCAATGCGCTCAACCATTTCACCATTCATTGCTCTACCTATTACATGAGCAAGTGCAGTCCATAAATTGATTTCAATTTTTGGGATTTTAATTAGTCCCAAAAGAATTATAAATAAGCCGATTAGCCCATCTTGAGCTAATATAGCAATTTCGTGTATTGACATTCCCCGTTTCCTCCCCTGTCAGACCAAAATCGTCTCTTCTTTTAAGAAGTGGAGAATATTTATCATTTCTCTACTTTTATAAGACGGAGGTAGAGATATGAAGATTTGACTTCTATAGTAAACTTTGATATAATTATTATAGGAGGATTAGAAATATGGGAAGACCAGCAGAAGATTTAACAGGTAAAAAATTTAATAGATTAACAGTATTAAGACGAGCAACAGAAGAGGAATGGCCACGAGGTGCAGGACGTCATGCAAAATGGTTATGTAAATGTGATTGTGGAAACTTAACTTTTGTTCAAAGTTCAGAATTAAAAAACGGTAATACAAAATCTTGTGGATGTTTAGCTAAAGAATCTGCCGCAAAATTGGCCTATAAGTTAGGTAAAGAAAATTTTCAAGACCTAACTGGACAAAAGTTTGGTAAGTTAACCGTATTAAAACAAGGACCCTATTATCAACGGCAGGTACAATGGTGGTGCCAATGTGAATGCGGCGCCACAACTCTTGTAAGAGCTAACTATTTAGTAAATGGGCATACTACTTCTTGCGGTTGTAATAGGCAGTGGGGTAACGGTCAAACTTCAAAAGGAGAAGAAAGAATTATTTCAATTTTAAAAGAAGCCAAAATTCCCTTTGAACGAGAAAAGCGATTTGCAGATATGAAAAAACATGGTAATCATCTAAGAATTGATTTTTACTTGCCTAATCAAAAAATTGCGTTAGAATTCAACGGAATCGCTCATTATGAACAGAATAAGTTTTTCCACAAAAATAGACAAGAGTTTCAAAAAAGACAAGAATACGATAGGTATAAAATTAGCTATTGTCTTAACCATGATATTGCAATATATTGCATTCCATTTTGGGAACTTGAAAATTTGAACTCTATAACCGACGTTCTCAATCCAAAATTCCTGGCCAAAGACAAGTGGAAAAACGACAAAGATTGGAAAGACCATCAGAAAATTTGACATGAGGGTGAATTTTTGAGATACTATAATTGGGCGAAGCAAAAAACAAAGCAAAAAACCTTATTATATATATTATATAATTTGACGTATTGATTTATAATATGATATAATTATAATATAAAGTAATGGAGGAATTGATATATGGAACAAACATTATTAGTCCTTCTTCTTTGTTGTATTATTTTAATTATCATATTAGGAATTACGTTAAATAAGCGCGGTAAAAAATTAGAACAAACAGAACTTGAAAAAAAGAAAATAGAAGTAGCAAGAAAAGATGAGTTAAAAAACTACTTCAAAGAAGAGTGGGATAGAGAAGAAAAAACACTAACAGATAAGTTTAAAGTTAAAACAGATGGATTAGATAAGGAGTGGCAGACTCGTTTTCAATTACATCAGAGTCAATTAAGTAATTTGGATAATGAGATTAAACGCTTTAATGAAGTATTAAAAGAAAAAGAAAAAAGATATAATGAGGTTAATCAAGATTTAGAAACTTATCGAAAAGGAAAGATTAATGAAATTGATAGCGCTGGCGCCGAATACGAAAAACGTAAACGTATGGAAATTAACCAAGCTTTAGAGCAACAAAAACTTCAAGCAAACAGCGATTTTAATAATCAAGTTGATAGTTATATTGCTCAAAAGGCTCAAATGCAAACAGAAATTGACCAAATTAAAAATGAATTAGAAGAAGAACGTACAAAGCGCGCCGCTATAAATGAAGAAATAAGGCGAGAACAATTATTAGCAAAAGAGAAAGACGCTCATCGCATCATTCTTTCAAATGAAGATAAAGAAGATATTGCATTTTTAACAACTATTTTACCAAAAATTAATCACAAAGAAACATTGTATAAACTAATCTGGTCAGAATATTTAATTAAACCGTATCAAAATATGATAAAGCAATTATTTGGTTCAAAGGTACCTAAAAATGTGATTTATTGTATCGAATCGTTAGATGGCAAATATAAATATATAGGTAAAACGTCGGCAGATGTCTCAAAAAGATGGAGCGAACATATCAAAACATCACTTAATATTGGAGGGGTAAGTAGAAGTAAAGTTCATGATGCACTTTATCTACATTGGGACGAATTTACTTTTTCAATATTGGAAGAAACAACCAAAGAGTGTTTATCAGAAAGAGAAAAATATTATATTAATTTTTTTGAATCTGACAAATATGGTTTAAATATTAAAAGTGGTGGATAATATGGGATATATTTATAAAATTACAAACACTATTAATGGTAAAATTTATATAGGTAAAACTATAAATACCGTTGAATATCGATGGCATCAACACGTTCGTGAAGCAAATAATAAAAAAGATTCAAACATCTTATTGCATAACGCAATCAATAAATATGGTCATGGACGTTTTACTATAGAAGTTTTAGAAGAGTGTAATAATGAGCTATTGAATCAAAAAGAACAATTATATATAAATTTATATGACTCTTTTTATAAAAATGGAAAAGGTTATAATATGACTCTAGGCGGTGATGGCGGCCCTGTATATAATGATGAAGAAATTTTAGCATTATGGAATCAAGGATTAACAATCAAACAAATTGCTCAGCGGTTAAATGCTCGTCCACAAACCATAGGTATTCATTTACGAAGTTATATTTCTCATGAAGAAATTAAAAAAAGACAAGACAATCTTAATAAAAAAGCAGTAGAACAATATACTTTAGATGGAAAGTTTTTATATACTTGGGATAGTGCCACAGATGCTGCAAGAGAATTAGGACTTGCTAACGGCTCTCACATTTCTGGATGTTGTAGACATAAAGAATTTAGTGCTTCAGGCTTTTTATGGAAATATGTAGAAGATGATACCCCTATAGAATTTTTAGTTAATGACTATCTATTATCACATAATTGCAAAGATGTATATGAAATAACTAAAGATGGGGAAATAATTAAATGGTATGAAAGTCCCAAAGCGGCAGAATTAGATTTAGGTATTTCTACTGGAAAAGTAAGTTATATATGTAAATTTAAAATAGGAACACATAGCGCACTTGGCCATTATTTTATGTGGGCTAATCCTAAAAAACGTAAATTATTAGGCGTAGACCTAAATAAATAAATTAAATGACCCGTTCGAACTGTTCGGGGAGGAGAGTAAAATGGAAAATTATAATGAAATTCAGAAACAAATTATTACTACAGACAAACCACACGTACTGGTTTGTAGCGCTGCAGCAAGCGGAAAAACACAAACTCTAATCGGTCGACTTAAATATCTACTTGATAATGGGGTTGACCCATCAGAAATTGTGGCAATTACTTTTACGAACAATGCTGCTTCAGTTATGTATGAACGACTTGGTTATCCAAATGATTTGTTCATCGGAACTGTACATTCATATTGTAATTACTTACTTCGCGGCGGCGCCATCGACACAAGAGATTTACTTGACCAAGAGCGTTTTGACGACCTGTTTCCTCGTATTGAAGAAAATAAAAATTGTATTAAACACATTTCACATTTGATACTCGATGAAGGACAGGATTCAACAGAAGCTCAATTCAAATTCTTTGAACTTCTTAATCCAGACAACTATATGTACTTCTTCGACTATCGCCAATCAATCTATGGTTGGTCCGGTGCAGACCCACAATACCTTATTAATAAAATGTATGAGCCTGGTGTAACGGTTTATCGAATGAGGCAGAACTATCGTAACCTACCAGAGATACTCCATTTTGCGAAAAAGTTCCTCTATCGTCTCGGCCCAGACTATGAAGACGATTCAATTCCTGAACGAAGTGGCCGCGCGCTGTATTCAGTCATCGAAGGCAATCTAACACCTTCGGAGGCAGCACATTCGCTTGTGCGTACAAAGGAAAGACTTCATACAAGTTGGGGAGATTGGTTTGTACTTTGCAGAACAAATGCAGATATAGATTTGTTTACGCAGTTGTTTGAGGGACTTGGCGTACCGACGGATACGTTTAAGCAGGCAGAGTTGACTAACTCGCAGATAGAAGAGAAGATGAAGGAAGATACAGTTAAGATTTTGACTGTACACAGCGCGAAGGGATTAGAGAATAAGTGTGTTCTTTCATATAATATAAGAGCCTATAACGATGAAGAGGCGCGCCTGTGCTATGTAGCGGCGACAAGAGCAAGAGATTGTCTGCTTTGGGCAAAGATGCCACCGAAGAAGAAAAAGAGAAGTAAAATGGTCAGTTGGGAGTAGAGTTATTGAAAGGAAAGTCTACTTATAAATAGATTGATTTATAAGGAGGTAGACTAATGGACGTTAGTATGCAAAGTCAAGGCAGAGTTGAAAAGTATAAGGATATGGATACTGAAGCTCTTAAGAATGTGATTGGTATGAGAATTGAGAATCCGCAGATTTTTAAAGAGTTCATGGCAAGTGATACTGTTGACTGGGATTATGCAGTTGCTGCAGGAATTCTGACAAGAGCTGATGTGAAGTATATTAAAGAAGAGCTTAATTCTGAAGAAGAAACTCCAACTGAAGAAGGTAAAGAAGGCGGAGAGGAATAAAAAGAAAAGACGGGTTTTAAACCCGTCTTTTTTATTTTATTTTAAATAATTGAGCGTTTCATTCTGTGAATTGAAGTGTGTTGCTTCTATAGTTATTTATCTCTTCGGTTTTGTCCTCTCTTCCTTTAGATAGGACAAGGTTCATTTTGATATTAGATGCGTGTTAGTTATTTTTAAGCGGATAAATAATAATCCCGGAAAATGGTTCTGACGCATTTACGCTATTATAAGGTTGTATTTGAACCGAAACGCCGTTGTTACCATTTGCAGTAGACAACTTTGTTACAACATTGCTGAAATTGCTTAAACGTATCAAAGAACCGCTATACGTGTTGCTTTCAAGTGGAGTGATTTCGCGAGATAATTCACTTGAAATCGAAGACGCATCTCTCGCACTAACAAACAAATACTCGCTCTCGGCAACTGGGGCACTGTAATTGTTCAGCCTCAAAAATCCAAGATTCCCAATTCTCCAAAAGTCAACGCCATTGGTGAGGTTTTTGATTTCAACCTCCACACCACCACTCTGCTCTACTAACTTATACTCACCGCCATCTACACCGAGAACCTTGCCGTTGTCAGATTCAGTAGGAGAAGGCAGCTGAGTACCACTAATTCCGTCTAACATTCCACTCAAAACGTTCGGATTCGTATTCGCTGGACTATTCATTACATAATCCATAACTTGTTCTTTACTCATATAAGTTTCCTCCTATATTTGTTTCCTTTCTTTTGAATTATTATAATTCCTTGTAAATCTTTACAGAGTGAACAGTACCGCTATACGCAGAACTGTTGAGCATAAACATTGCAGTTTCGAAAACACAATATTTACCTATGCTAGCTTGGTTAAATAAAGCACCTGCCTTTGCACCATCTAAAACCGCTTGCGTATCACCCGGATTTTTAATTCCCATAGCCGCTTGTTCTGTAGTACCAGACGGTGTTACTACATAGCCCACAAAGGCTTCTTCTCCATCAATTTCAATCGCAAATGTTAAATTTCCATCGTTCCAAACGGGCTCAAGGAATAATCCTCGCGCAGTAGTGTATATAATTGGTGACGCTCCTTGGTCTGTGAATTCCAATGCGTCATTCTCATACAAAAGAACTCTGCTTGAACCGCCACCGCCTTCATCATCTGAAAAACTATCTAACATTCCCTCTAATACAGCTTTATTAGGATTACTAGGAGTGGTCATCACATAATCAATAATCTCTTGCTTAGTCATTCTTCGTCTCCTTTACATTAACAATAATCTTGTTATAAGCCTTTCCTTCTGGAGCTCTAAACACACCATTCTTCTTAATAACAATCTCATCAATATCTATCTGTGGAACTTCCGGTACGTCTACGGCGCCGGCGCTTTCTACGTCCTTCACAAGTTCCTCTATCATACCTCTAATAACTGTCTTATTAACTGACCTTGGATTAGAGGAAATATATTCCATAATCTTATCAATTGTCATAAATTACCTCCAATTTACTTCGATTTTTCTATACATAAGTAGCATTATTGATTAGTTAATCTCTAAATTTGAATTTTTTATTAAAATATGATATAATTATAATATAGAGTAGAAAGGAGAATTAAAATGCCTACATTTCAAAAATTTCACATTAAACTAAACCTTAACAATTATTTTTGGTTTGAGAACGTACATTATTCAAAAAAATATAATCTATACTATTTAGATGTAACTTCCAAAGCAACAGGAGAAATAATTCAAATTCCATTAACTGAAGAACAGTTTGATAAGTTGCTCGATGAAATGGAAGGAGAAGCCTACCATAAGCAGTGCATGCTTAATAATATGCCAATGCTTCGGTATTATTTTGCGGTAGGGAGGAGTTATGAACAAGCGTATCAAAAAGAAACAAATTAAAATGAGATATAAAAAACTGTGTAAGCGCTATCCATTCCTTATTATACGCAATTGGAAAACCGATAAGCCAATAGAATATCCATATACTTATCTTGACGATATGCCAGATGGTTGGCGCCGCGCCTTCGGAATACAGATGTGTGAGGAAATTAGAAAAATTCTAATAAAAGGCAACTATCTTTATGCTTATCGTATTGCACAAGTAAAAGAAAAATTTGGCGGTCTTCGTTGGTATGATGAGGGCGCGCCGTCATCAATTTATAGAGAGCTTGTGGACACTATTGCTAAATATGAAGAGCTTTCCTATCGCACATGTATATGTTGTGGGCGCCCAGCCACTAAAATTTCTCAAGGTTGGATAAGTCCATTTTGTGACAAGTGTGCAGGTAAACTAAGCGAACGAGTTGAATTTAAGGAGATAGACTAATGCCAGAAGTAGGAGATACAATTAGAATTAACTATATGAAAGATGAACCACAATATACCGGTAAGGAAGGTGTAATTCGTACAATCGACGATTTTGGACAACTTCATGGTTCATGGGGTGGTTTAGCTGTAGTACCAGATTTCGATGATTTTGAAATTATAAGAAAGGCATAAAATGAGTCAAGTATTTAAGTGTGATAGATGTGGAACAATTTTTAACAAGAATAGTTATCCTAAATATATATTTTTCCATCAGTTTTCTATAGATGGAGTTAAGTGGAGTATGGATATATGCGATAACTGTCAAAAAGAATTTAGAGAGTGGTTTGAAAATGTTCAAAGCGAAGAGAATTGATACAGGAGAAGTTGAAACTATTTTAGCGGTTGACTATTACGATGGACTTCAACAAACCTATTTCCTCGTATGGAAAGATGGGTGGCGTTGGCGCCCAGCTCATAGATATGTGCCACCAAATGTCAACCCAGAAGATGTTGCGCCAATTAATATAAGGACAAATATAACTAATGAAAATTTATAAAACTAATGAAGAAGTTGAATCAATCACAATTAATTGCTCCAATGGGCAAACTTTTTCAATTTGGGTACCTTATCATGTCGATGTACAAATAGGTACATTAGAATATGATGAAGATAATCCAGATGATATCCATTGTGAAGTTGATATTAGTTGTGAAGCTTTATTTAAAAATATAAATGTAGTAGAGGAATAAATGAATTATACAGCACAAGATATAGAAACCTTAAGTTTTCGCGACGCTATTCGTGAACGTGTTGCAATGTATATGGGAAGCGCCGACAACCAAGGCGTTCTTCAATGCGTGCGAGAAATTATTACAAACTCAATAGATGAGGCCACCATGGGATTTGGTGACCTTATTGTTGTTGAGTTAGACAAAGATAATAAAGTTACTGTTGCTGATTATGCTCGTGGCGTTCCGTTTGGAATGAGAGAAGATGGAACTGAAGCTATGGAGGCCATCTACACAATGGCGCATACAGGTGGTAAGTTCAATGAAAAAATTTATCAAAATGTAGCAGGTATGAATGGAATAGGAAGTAAAGGTGTAGCACTTTCTTCTTCTTATTTTAAAGCAATTTCATATCGTGATGGCAAAAAAGCAACACTAATTTTAAAGGAAGGGATTAAAGAGTCATTTGAAATAGTAGATGATGCTACTCATAAACCGGGTACGGTTGTTAGTTTTATTCCTTCGCAAGAAGTATATAATCTTGAACCAATTAAAATTGAGTTTGAAGATTTGAAAGAAATGTGTAGAAATTGGTCTTACTTAACTAAAGGAGTTAAATTTAGACTAATTAATCACATTACAAACGAAAAAATTGAATATTATTCGGCTAATGGAATACTTGATTTCCTTAAAGACTCTATCAAAAAGCCAATTCATAAAACTCCATTATATATATCTATAAAGGAAGATGGAATTGAATGTGAGGTTGCTATGCAGTGGGCGGCTGACCGTAAGGAACATTGGTATGTATTTACTAATGGACTGGCTAATGCAGAAGGCGGCACTTCATTGACAGGGGTTAAAACTGCTCTTACTAATTTCTTTAAAAAGAAATTTAAAGGTGAGTTTAGTCCAGAGGTAGCGCGCAGTGGTTTGTTTTATGTTGTAAATTGTAAGGTTCCAAATCCTTCATTTGCGAATCAAACAAAGACAAAAGTCAATAATCCGGAACTTCGTGGACTCGCGCAGCGTGCGACGGGACAGATGTTAGAAGATTTTAGTCGCAGATATGTGAATGAGTTTGATTCAGTTCTTGAATTGCTTACAAAAGAACTTAAAGCTGAACGTGCTGCAGAAAAGGCGCGCAAGCAAGTTCTTGAAGCATCAAAGGAAATTGAAAAGAATCAGAAGAAAAAGGTTTTCGCTTCGGATAAGCTGAAAGATGCGGAGTTTCTTGGACAGAACTCAACACTTCTAATTGTAGAAGGTAATTCTGCTATGGGTGGTATGGCGCAGGCTCGTGATTATACCAAATATGGTATTCTTGCTATAAGAGGAAAGATTATTAACTGTCTTTCTAACCCAGAAGAAAAGATTTATAATAATGAAGAAATCAAACTTCTTTTGAGTGCAATGAATATAATTCCTGGCAAGTATAACTCATCTAAGCTACGCTATGGACGTATCGCCATTTGTACCGATGCTGATAGCGACGGCGCACATATAGGTTTACTTATAATGGCGGCATTACAGTATCTTGCTCCGGAGTTCATTAGAGAGGGCAGACTGTGTTGGCTACGTTCACCACTTTATATAGTTGAAAACAAAGGCAAAGAATCCTATTACTTTACTGATGATGAATTTAATAAGGTAAGAAATAAAATAAAAGGCGAAGTTACAAGAGCTAAAGGTCTTGGTGAACTTCCAGCTGAAACTGCACAAGCATCCATGTTTACTGAAGAATATCAGAGAATGGAAGTTATGGAATATGATGATAGAGCAGTTGATTTGCTTTATGATTTAATGGGTGAAGATGTAGAGCCGAGACGTAATTTTATAATGAAGAAAGTAGACTTCTCGAAAGTGAGGGAATAAATGAAAATTAATGTTCAACCAGATGATTATACTTGGTATGGAATTGGATGTAATGGTTATAATTTTATTAAAAATGTTGCCCCTCGTATTAGTAAATGGTTAGTTGATGAATATATGAATTCACCAACAGATAGCTTAGAAAACAATGAAATTTTAGCTAATAAATTATATAGAATAGCAGAAATCATAGATGAGGAAATAAATGAGTAACTTAAAACCAATAATAGAAGAATCAATGATACAATATAGCGGCGCGGTACTTCAAAATCGAGCCCTTGTTGATGTGCGCGATGGCCTTAAACCATCAGCACGTCAGATATTCTACTCAATGCTTCTTCGCAAACTTACCCATGATAAACCGTATAAGAAAACTGCTAATGCTGTTGGTATGGCAATGGCGGATTTCTATATCCATGGTGACAGTTCATGTGAAGGAGTTATAATGCGCGCAGGTCAGCCTTTTGCAATGCGTTATCCGCTTGTAGACGTAAAAGGTAATGCAGGTTCACTTATCGAGTCTGGTAACTGGGCTGCAATGCGTTATACAGAGAGTAGATTATCAAAGTTTTCAAACATATTATTTACTGATATAGACAAAGACACAATTGAAGAATGGCGCGATAGCTATGACAATACGAAACAGTATCCAGCAGTACTTCCAAGCAAGGGATATTATAATGTTTGCAACGGTACAATGGGAATTGGTATTGGTATGGCTTCATCAATTCCACAGTATAACTTGTGTGAAATGAACAAGGCGCTTGAGCACTTACTGCTCCATCCAGATTGCGACTTCGAAGAAATCTATATCGCGCCAGACTTTGCTACCGGCGCCATCTTATTAAATGAATCCGATGTAAAGGCTTCAATGAAGAAAGGTACTGGTTTTGCTTGTAAATTACGTAGTGTAGTAGATTTCGATAAAAAAGAAAACTGTTTCGTTGTAACGGAGATACCATATGGAGTCTATACAAATACAATTTGCGGTGAGCTTGAAAACATTATCAATGGAGAAGAAAATCCAGGAGTTGATAGATTTAATGACCTTACTGGAAAAACACCTCTTATCAAAATCTATTTAGCTAAAAAAGCAAATCCAAATAAGGTTTTGAAGTATCTATATAAAAATACCTCACTTCAATCTCACTACTCAATCAATTTCACAATGCTTGATAATGGACGCTTCCCAAAAGTATTTACTTGGAAAGAAATGCTTCAAGCGCACATCGACCATGAGAAAGAAGTTTATCGTAGAGGATATGAGTTTGACCTAAAGAAAATCGAAGACCGACTTCACATTATAGAAGGTCTACTCATCTGTCTCGCAAACATCGACGAAGTCGTTCGCACAATTAAAAACTCTGAATCTACGTCGAAGGCGCGCGAGCAGCTGATGAAAAATTACAACCTCGATGAAGCACAGACAAAAGCAATTCTTGATATGAAACTTGCCCGTCTTGCTCACCTCGAAGTTGAAAAGTTAATTTCTGAAAAGTCAAAACTTGAAAAAGAACGAGATTTCATATATAATATAATTAACAATGAAGATGAGTTTAATGCTCAGCTCATTAAAGGTTGGCGTGAGGTCGCAAACAAATTCGGCGATGCACGCCGCACTCAAATTCTTAATATAGCAAAAGAAGATGAAGAACCGACAGAAACTCACGAACTTTTAATTAATCTGTCAAATCAAAACAACATTTACATTACAACCGTATCAACGCTATACACGCAGCGCCGCGGTGGAGTAGGTAACAAATTTAAAATGAGCAAAGGTGAATATGTAATTGCAACTGCGTCGGGTACGAACCTTGACACGGTTCTCTTGTTTTCAAATCAAGGCAACTGCTATTCAATCATACCTCATGACCTACCTTTTGAAGAAGTTATACCAATTGAATCACTCGTTGAAATTAAATCTGGAGAGCAGATTAAAGAACTCGTATTCTTAAACAAGAAAAAGCAGAAAGAACACATAATCTTCTTAACCAAAAACGGAGTATTAAAGAAATCTAAACTCTCAGAATATAATATAAAACGTAAAGGCGGAGTTAAAGCATTAAATCTCGACTCTGGTGATGAAATTGTTTCAATTCTTTTTGTAGATAATGAACGTATTGGTATGATGACAGCGCGGGGTCAGTTCGTAATGTGCGAAACAAAAGATATTCGCGCAATTGGGCGGGCCGCTCGTGGAGTGAAAGGTATTACTCTTAATGCAGATGACCATCTAGTCTGCGCCAAGGTAATAACTCCAGATACGAAAGAACTTTTAACAGTCAGTGAAAAGGGTTATATTAAAAGAACCTTAATAAGTGAGTTTGCCTGTACTGGGCGCGCCACCAAAGGAAGTCGCATCCATGTATTAAACGATACGGATGATGCTCTTGTTGGCTTCGGCGCCCTCAACGTACAAAAAGAAGTAATTGTAGTAGCTTCCAATGCCCAAATTAAAATCAATCTAAACGAGGTAAAACTCCTCTCCAAAGGGGCGCAAGGAACGAAATCAATTAAATTAAACAATGCAAAAGTAATTGGAATTTTAGCTTTTTAAAAATTTGAGTTTTATTAAAATTTATAGTATAATATATATAGAAAGTTGAGAGAAGCTTTCTAAGATAAAAATTTAACAAATTTAATTAATTTAAGGAGAAAATTAAAATGATTGAAGCAACAAAACTTACTGAAAAGTCAATGGAAGTATTTGAGTATGTAAAGAATGCAGGTGGAAAGGTTTCTGTTCCTGAACTTGCACAGGCTCTTGGCAGAGGCGAGCGTTCAATTGGTGCAAATCTTACCGACCTTAAGAAGAAGGGATTTGGTGAGAGAGAGAAGGTAGAAGTAGAGGGTGAAGATAAGGCTGTTACTTATTTCGTTCTTAACGATGAGGGTAAGGCTTGGGCTCCTACAGCAGACGCTGAGTAATAAGTATTGAATAGGGAGGCTGAAATATGCCTCCTTCTTTAATCGTAAAAAAGTACAGTAAACAGAGACAAGGAGAAATTAAATGTTAAGACAAGCAGAAAACAGAGTTAAAGTAGAAGGTATACTCAGTGAAATCGACATCAATCCAACCACTTTTAAAAAGAACGGAAAAGATGTTGAAGCAATTGGTGGTTCTATTATTGTTAAGGTAACTCAGAAGATTAGTGGAGTAGAGAAAGAACTGATGATTCCAGTTCATATGTTCTCTGCAAAGCTTACAAACGCAGGTAAACCAAACCCAGCTTATGAATCAATTAAGAGAGTAGCTAACGAATTTAAGTCAATTGCGTCCACAGGTAATGAAGATGAAGCTGATAGAGTACGTATCACAAATGCAAATATTCGTATGAATGAGTATTATGCAGCTGACGGACGTCTTGTCTCATTCCCAAGAATTAATGCTTCATTTGTTTCTAAGATTGCAAAGGCTGATTGTAAGCCAGAAGCAACTTTTACAGCTGAATTTGCTGTAGCAAATGGCGCGGAAGAACTGGACAAAAATGGAGAACCAACTGGCCGTTATAAGATTAATGCACTTCTTCCTCAGTACGGTGGAAAAGTTGATGTGGTTCCAATGTACGCAGAGGTAGAGGGAGTTATTAATGCCGTATCTACATATTGGGGAGTTGGCGATACAGTTAAGGCTAATGGTAGACTTGACTTTAGTTCAAAGACAGAAGTAACTTATGAGGAAGTCGATTTCGGTGAGCCAGTAGAAAAGATTAGAACGGTTAATAAGAGTGACCTTATTATTACCGGTGGTTCACAGGAACCTCTTGAAGGAGAGTTCGCATTTGCAAAGAGTGACCTTGATGCAGCTCTTGCTGAAAGAAAGACAAGACTTGAGCAGCAGAAGGATAGAGATATGTCCAGAACAGCTCATAAGGCTACTCCAGCGCCAACAAGTGCAGGATTTAACGACCTCGGATTTTAGGAGGTGACTTATGGCAATAGATATTTTAAATATTGAGCCTACAGTTATCTCTAGAGATTTAAAAGGAAAATATATGCTTATATATGGAAAGCCAAAGACGGGTAAGACCACTTTGGCTTCCAAGTTTCCTAAAAATCTTTTGATAGCTTTTGAGAAGGGCTACAATGCTATTGACGGAATCAAAGCTGTCGATATTAATAGTTGGTCAGATTTTAAACTTGTTCTACGCCAGCTAAAAAAGCCTGAAGCACAGGCAATGTATGATACTATTACGATTGATACTACTACTATTGCATATGATATGTGTGAGCAATATATTTGCGCGCAAAATGCAGTACAATCAATTCGTGATATAGCTTGGGGTCAAGGATGGGGACTTGCTAAAAAGGAATTTGAATCTTGTTTGAGACAAATTACTATGCTTGGCTATGGTCTTGTTCTTATTTCACATATTGAAACAAGAAAAGAAAAAACTGCCGACGACAGCGAGATTGAAATTCTCGCACCATCCATGCCGAAGAGATGTTATGAAGTAGTAAATCAGATAGTAGATATTATTGGTTATATTGCTACTGAATGGGATGATGCTGGAAACAGCCAAAGATATTTGTACACTCGTCAAACTCCTACAGTTATGGCAGGAAGTAGATTCCCATATCTTGCACCAAAAATTAAACTCGGTTATGATGAACTGGTTGAAGCTATTAATGATGCAATTGATATGCAGAGAGAAAAAGACGGCGCAACAGTAGTAGATAAGATTGAAAAGAAAGTTGAGGAAGAGCTTGATTTTGATAAGATTAGAGAAGAAGCTTCTGTACTTTGGGGTAATTTAGTAGGTAAAGACCCTAATAATGCAGAAAGAATTTTAAAGAAAGTTGAAATGATTTTTGGTAGAAAGATTAAATTGTCTGAAATTACCGAAGACCAGAAAGAACTTTTCAATCTTGTTCTTATTGAAATGAGAGAAATGCAATAATGATTGATACAAAAGCAGAGATTGGTCGTACTTATGGGCAATTAACTGTAAAAAGTTTTGCAGGCATTAGCCAATTAAACGCAAAGCCCATATGGACTTGTCGATGTCAGTGTGGGAAAACAGTTGTTGTTCAGGAAAAAATCCTCCATGAATATGATGACTTAGCTTGTCCTAGGTGTAGAAAAGCACGCCAGTAATGGTGTGCTTTTTAAATTTGACTTTTATTTGAATTTATGATATAATATAAGAAAGAGAATAGAAAGGAGTTTTATATGCCTCATTGTCGAATTTGTAAAGAAGAAATAGATAAAGAGTTGGATAACTGGATTATGCCAAGTAAAAATTATTACTATCATAAAAAATGTTACGAGACTTGGCGCGAGTCTACTCCGGCGACTGATGAAGAATATAGAGCATTTATATTTGACTTCATTGCGCGCGACCTTAAAGTTTCTTATGATTATCATATGTGTAAAGCGCAGATTGATAAATTTGTAAGAGAAAATAAAATGACGGTCAAGGGCATCTTTTTTGCGTTGAAGTATTTTTATGAAATTAAAGGTGGAGATTGGAACAAAGGCCATGGTGGAATTGGTATAGTACCATTTATTTACAATGAAGCTTGCACTTATTGGTATAATAGAGAAAAGAAAACAAAAGGAGTTGTTGCTGAAATTGAACGTCAAATGCGCGAGGCTGAACAGAGGCAAAAGAAAGTGGTAACTCAAAAGAAAATACAGCCACGTAAGTTTACAGTTGATTTAGATGCAATAGCAGGAATGGAGGATGATTAGTGGTAGATAAAAGAACAACTCAACAGTTGCTTGGTAGTTTAATGAAGCGACCACAAATATTGAGTGAAGTTGATAAATATTCTTTTATATTAACCGATTTTCCTAGTCGATTTGAAAAGTATATATACAGCGCGATTGAAGGTTTATATCGCAATGGCGCCACAAACATACAACCTATAGATATAGAGAATTTTTTAAGCACAAATCAAGTAGCAGCCACAATCTTTAAAGAACAGAATGGAATTGAATATCTTCAAGATATAATTGAATTATCTGAGGTTGAAAACTTCGATTATTATTATGGGAAATTTAAGAAATTAAATCTTCTTAAAGACTTAAAGAAAAGCGGATTTGATATAACAGAATTTTATTGTGAAGATTTAACAAATCCAAAAGCCCAAGAAATTAATGGAGCGTTTGAATTTCTTACAACAAAAGAAATAACTGATACAGTTAGGAAAAAACTATTAGGTCTTGAATCTAAATATGAAGTTAATGATGAAGTAGAAATACAGAGCGCCGCGGCAGGTATTGAAGAATTTGTTGACCAGCTTGGAGCAGCCTATGAAATTGGTATTCCCATTCAAGGAGCAATTTATAATCAAGTAATTGATGGGGCGAAGAAAGGAACACTCACAATTCGAAGTGCGGCCAGTGGTGTTGGTAAAACAAGAAATGCAGTAGCTGATGCTTGTTATCTGGCTTATCCTTTTAGATATAATAGTACAACTTGTGAATGGGAACAGGAAGGAAATTCAGAAAAAGTTTTATTCATTGTAACTGAGCAGAGATTTAAAGAAGTAAGAACGATGATTCTTGCTTATTTGACCGATATAAATGCAGTTAGATTTAAATATGCAGATTTTAATGACCGAGAGCGCGCAGTTATAACTCAAGCAATTCATTTAATGGAAAAGTATGAGGAAAATTTGATACTTGTTAAAATGCCGAATCCAACAATTGAATTAGTTAAGACAATTGTAAGAGAAAACTGCATTACTCATGACATAGGTTATGTATTTTATGACTATGTATTTATTGGACCGTCATTGTTAAATGAATTTAAAGGGTTTGCTTTAAGAAATGATGAAGTGTTACTAATGTTCGCAACAGCGCTGAAAGATTTGGCAGTTGAATTAGATGTAGCAATGTTTACTGCAACTCAGTTAAATGCAAAAGGTGATGATAATAAAGATATAAGGAATGAAGGTTCTTTAGCAGGTGGCCGAAGCACAATTAATAAAGCTGATAATGGCGCAATTATGGCTCGACCAACAAAAGAAGAGCTTGAAGTTCTTGAACCATTATATAAAGATAATCCAGATAAGAAACCAAACTTAGTAACAGATATATTTAAAGTTAGAAGTGGCGAATGGACGCAAGTTAGAATTTGGTCAGATATGAATTTAGGTACTTTAAGGAAAAGAGATTTATTTATAACTGATTCAAGACTTGAACCAATAGACGATTTCTTTGAAAGAGACGACTATAAAATTACAAGTTGGGATGACCACGAAAATGAGCATTTAAAAGTAATTTTAGAAAGGTTAAATGATGGTGAAATAGTTGATTGATTATAAGAGTATTATAGAACAATTGGATACTCGCAAAGTAATTCAACTAATGGAAACTCTTGGAGTAGTAGATTATATAGAAAAACCAGGCTACGTTGTTTTCCCGACCATTTGTCATAACGAAAATGCAGATGAAGCTTCAATGAAATTATATTATTATGAAAATAATCATTTGTTTGTTTGTTATACAGAATGTGGAAATATGTCTATTTTTAAATTCCTTAAACATTATTATGAATGTAGAGGAATAGACTATGACTGGTATCAAGATATATATCAAGTAATTCTTGATTGTAGTAATTATAATCCAAACTTTGGCTTCGCGCCACAAAAGTATCAGAGTATACGTGATACGTATAAGGCGGCCGAGCTAAAGAAACTTCCGACGTATCCAAATGGAATTATTGAATGCTTTACAAAATTCTATCCACCTGAGTGGTTAGCTGACGGAATTAGTAAAGAAGCTATGAATAAATTTAATATACGATATTCCATACCACAGAATAAAATTATAATACCACATTATAATGTAGATGGAGAATTAGTTGGAATTCGAGGGCGCGCCCTCAACGAATGGGAGGTTGAAAATCTCGGTAAATATATGCCAGTTCAAATAGAAGGTAAATGGTATAGTCATCCACTTTCATTGAATTTATATGGATTAAATTGGAATAAAGAAAATATACAGCGCGAAGGTATTTGTTTTCTTTTTGAAGCAGAGAAAAGTTGTATGCAAATGGAATCTTTTCAGCGTCCAAATTGCTCAGCCGCCGTGTGCGGAAGTCAGTTTAATAAACACGCTTTAAAAATTCTAATTCAAAATGCACATCCACAAGAAATTATTGTTTGTTTTGATAAAGAAGAAATACCACCTAAAGATGAGTATTTTAATAAGTTATATAATATAGGAAAGAAATATCAGAATTATGCAGATTTTTCTTTTATCTATGATAGAGAAGGATTACTAGACCTTAAAGATTCTCCAACTGATAAAGGAGAAGAAATATTTGAAAAACTATTAAGAAAGAGAGTGAAAATAAGATGAATAAAAATAAAGAATATAAAGAATACAAAATAGAACAAATAGACGACCATATGTTTGCCTTTAAGACTATTGATGAGGTAATAGCAGATATGAATAATGCTATTATTAATGGTATGTCTTGGTGGGTTCATGAACATATGCACAACTCCCAAACTCGACATGTTTGGAACTCTTATTTACAATTTGCAGAAGACTGTGCTCAAATAAAACATTGGTTAACACAGTTGAAATATTACAAAAATGAATATGAAAAATTGGAAAAAGAATATATAAATTATAGGAGAAAGCATGAAGACGAAGTTAGTAAATAAAGATATTAGAAATAACTATACAATTGAGCTACTTAAAGAGCGTGGATTAAGTGAAGATGAAATTAAATACTTCCTTGAGGTACCAAACGACGACTATCTTCAAAATCCGAAATGGCTCACAAATATAGACCGTGCATGGGCAATGTTCAAAAATATGACAGTTGCTTCAAAAGATGAAACTATTACAGTTGTTGTAGATAGTGATGTAGATGGATTTACTTCGGCCGCCATATTCAT